TGGAAACCGCCAGCCCATTCCCCGGAGGAAAACATGGTCAGGCAAAAGTGTAGCGGTATTAGGCGCAGCTATTTAGATACCTGGAAGAAATCGGTTAAGCCATTTTACGACCTGCTGATCACGAAATTTGATATCGAAGAAGCCTGGGCCGAAGCGCAATTGAAACAGATAACGCGTTAGCGCTCACGGAAATAGCTTACGTTTCAAGCGTGGGCTATTTACTTTTCCCGAATCTGTGTTAATTTCTTTCTAACGATGGGTTTTGTATGTCCAGAGTTAAAAATTATGAACCTCGCTACGGCGGGGTTTTTTATTAATATGTAAGATGTAAATTAAATGTATCTTTTAAGATGCAAGCCACGTACAGTGCGCGGGTGGTGAATCCCCCTAAGCGGTGGGGCGGCTAGGCGAAACGAGTCGGGTTTATAGAACGCGGTTCTGTGGTCTAGCGCAGGGTCACCGGGAGGCACCCGGCACCACAACCTCAGTATCATCAATATCTCAGGCCGCCGATTGGCGGCCTTTTGTTTTACATGATTCTGTCTTAGTTAGCCCCACAGGTCTCTTTTTGTTCATACTGAATAAATAAACAGATAAAGTTAGCTTTATCGCAGGAAAGCGATTAGGCTGCGCCTGTGGTGAATCCCCCTAAGCGGTGGGGCGACTAGACTGGGAGGTGAATGACGCGATTCTGTGGTCTAGCATAGAGTCACCGGGAGGCACCCGGCACTACAGTTCCATTACCACAGATTTTAAGGCTGCCGATTGGCGGCCTTTTTGTTTTACATAACCTATGTCAGCAGAGCAGCGTTGGTCTTTTTGTTCATACTGAATAAATATACAGATATAAATAGCTTTATGGCAGAAAGAAGACTAGGCTGTGCCTGTGATGAATCCCCCTATGAGGCGGGGCGACTAGACTGGCAGGTGAGTAGAACGCGGTTCTGTGGTCTGGCGCAGAGTCACCGGGAGGCACCCGGCATCACATCTTCAATATCATTTATTTCTAAGGCTGCCTTTTAGCGGCCTTTAACAGAGCGCCGACTTTATTAGCAATGCTATAGTTGAAGTGGCATTCGATAATGCTCTCGATACGATTACAACACTGGAGTGGGGAAGCGCCCACTTTGCAGAGACAACTGCATGACCCTGACCAGCTTCATTGCTGGTCTTTTTTATCCGCCATTAGCTCAACTGGAAAGAGCACGGAGCTTCTACCTCTGTGGTTCGGGGGTCGAGTCCTCGATGGCGGACCATTGCATCGCTTCATTCTTAATTAAGTATTTCTCACACCAGCCCGTAACCACAATGGCTACACTCTCCTCTCAGTGAGGGAGGGAAAGGCATGATAGAGGGTTTTTACTGGATACAGCACAATGGCAGAGTTCAGGTTGCCTACTATACCCATGGAGAAACGGAAGACCTTGAAACGGGTAAGACCGTAACCGGTATCTGGCACCTGACGCAGGGGGATCCCATTTGTGATAATGGTGAAGCAGAAGTTCTGGAAGGTCCTCTTACACCATCATGAGATCGTTAGTCGTTTCGGAATTTGATGAAGGTAGTCGTTATTCGAATGCGTTCCCTGTAATTACAATTTAGGCGAATTTGGAATAACGCTCCTATTAACTGGCATCATCGCACTCCTGTAACCAGACTTAGTTTTCTGCTTACGACTGAAAGGAGCGAAATATGCCAATTAACCATGCTGAATGCATCGAGGCCTGTTACAAATGCGCGGCTGCCTGTGATTATTGTGCTGCTTCATGTCTGAAAGAAGAACAAGTGGATATGATGCGTGAGTGCATAAGACTCGATATGCAGTGCGCGAATATTTGTCGGCTCGCAGCGCAATTTATGACCTTTGATAGTGAATTTGCCAAATCGCTATGCCGTGTCTGCGCAGAAGTCTGTCAGAAATGCGGTGAAGAATGTGGGAAGCACGAAGCAGAACATTGTCAGAAATGCTCTGAAGCTTGCCTTCGTTGCGCAGAAGCGTGCCGCTCGATGGCTTAATGGAACTTGCTTCCAGTTTTCTGTTTGAGCATCGACACTTTAGAATTCTGACAAACTTTTGCTATTGTTAAGAGTCAGGTGAATCCCCCTGTGCGGCGGGGCAATCCAGTTAACTGCTAAGTGCAGATATGCTTGCGGCTCGTATAACTGGTAACGAGTCACCGGGAGGCACCCGGCACCTGTCTTAGTATCAATACCTGGGTTTAGTATTGCCTGCTTGCAAAAGCAGGCTTTTTTTATATGCGCTTCGTTAGTAGTGCTATTATTTAATCGTAACCAAGTCATAACCATTAACCGGAGCTCCTGACCGGTCAGTAATGCTGCTCGACACAGTTGCAATACGGATGGTGGCTGGGGAACATACCTACCTACTTAGATTTAAACTCAGTTAGGCCCGCTGAAAATGCGGGCCTTTTTTTATCTCAGGCTCCCGGAACTCCCATCACTCGTCTTGTCGTTAATTCGTCCGGAGAGCCTGATCCCAACTACACACAGCACCCCGGAATTATCGGAGGTGAGAGATGTTTCGAATGGACAAAATAACCACCGGCGCAGCTTATGGCGCCTCTGCGGGGAGCGTGTTGAACGGCATTCTTAACGCATACAGCCCTGAGCAGTGGAACGCCATTGGCGTACTGGTGGGCATAGTAGTTGCTGTTCTTACGTACCTGACAAATTTGTACTTCAAAATCCGCGAAGAAAACCGTCGCAACAGGAGCCAGCATGAACCCGACATTGAGGAATAAGCTGGTTGCCGCGATTGCTGGAGGTTCGGGAGCCATCACGATTGCAGCGGTTATGCTGGGCAATGCTGACGGACTGGAAGGGCGAAGGTATTACGCCTACCAGGATGTGGTTGGCATATGGACCGTATGCGACGGACACACTGGAGCTGACGTTCGGCGCGGTCACCGCTATACCGACCGGGAATGCGATACCCTATTGCAGTCAGACCTGCGCAAGGTGGCAGCGGCCATCGATCCGTTGATTAAGGTTCGTATCCCTGAGACCACCAGGGCGGCACTTTACTCGTTCACTTATAACGTGGGCGCTGGCGCATTCGGCAAATCCACGCTGATGAAAAAGCTGAACTCAGGTGATGTAGCTGGTGCCTGCAAAGAGCTGCAGCGCTGGACATATGCTGGTGGGCAGCAGTGGAAAGGCTTGATCACCCGACGCGAGATTGAGCGCTCAGTCTGTGAGTGGAGTCAGAAATGAAGATCCGTTACCAGATAATCATCTTCGCGTTCGTAGTGTGTGTGCTGGGCGGCATTGTCTGGTCTGCCAGCCACTACCACGATAAATACCAGGCGGAACGGTTACGCGCTGACGCCGCTGAGCAGAGCGCTAACGCCGCAGAAGCGATCACCGCCAACGTGATTCAGGCCGTGAACATCATCAACGCCATTTCAGAGGCCAACCAGGATGCAAAGAACCAGATCGCACTGGAGTCACAGGGAGCCAAGGCAGATATCAAAGTGGCTATTGCGAATGATGACTGCGCTCATCGGCCTGTGCCTCCTGCAGCTGCTGACCGGCTGCGGCAATTGGCGGATAGTTTACGTACCGGTTCCGGTAGTGCCGCTTCCGGCAAACCTGACAGCTGAGACGTCGCAGCCAGCCATTCCCGAACCGCTGACCTACGGGGCAAGTCTGGATCTGAATGTCAGTCTGCTGTCGGCGCTGGGGCAGTGCAACATCGATAAGGCCAGTATCCGGAAGATTGAAAAATGGCGGGTTTCCCCGCCTCTGAATTAACCAACTCGAATAGTTGGGAAAACGTTACGAATGTGATGAGCGAAATATGAGCCTTTTGATGGTGCCGCCATCAAACACTGATACGTCGTCGCTGGGACTGCCCGGTACTGATAAATCCCGCCACTGAGGAACGCTATTTCCAGAATGTGGTTGCCAGGATCATATCCAACAGAGTGAATATTTGAAGATGCAACAGTTTGACGAATCACAAGAAGTATCTCGGTTACATGGCAAAAGCGCCAAAGAAATCGTAGAGATATTTGAGACTTATAACTTTGTCGATGATCATGGTCATCGTCTGGATATGTGTCAGGACTTCATCGACTTAGTGAAGGCAGCGACGGAAGTAGATAAGGCCATTCCAAAGCTCACCTGCTGGTGGGCTTGATAATGGATGCACTGCAGTGAATTTTATTCATTTGAAAAATGCTGCCGCAGGATCTTAAAGAAACGCTGCGATAGCATGAACATAGAGGAAATAATCACCATGCTTATTGCTGCTTGCAGCAGCCATGACCCCTCGTAGATTACTTCGCCGAACTGCTTACCCAACGTGGTAGCTGCATAAAAAGTCGCAAAGTAGTACCAGCCCCTGAACAAAGAATATTTGAAAGACATAAAGGCCCCTGTATTGGTGTGGTTTAAACCACTATCCACCTTGTTTTGAAAATTATCAACGGTTCACAAAAGGGCATGTTCAGGAATTTTTATTGCCATCGCCATGGCTATCAATTCATTCACTTTACACCCCGTGGTTTAGCCATGCTGTGAAGCACCGCGACATCGACTCTTTACTTGCATGGTTGCTGGTAAAAGTCGACTGTGTAATTCTCGCAAGTAATACCTGCTATGTGGATGATGAAATATGGGCAATTATGCAAAGGCAGCCTTAACAGCTTACGAGCTTATCATTAAAAATTCTCTCACTCCTCTGGACGCCTGGAACGAGGCGATATCCTCGATAACAGCAAGTCAAACATCCAGAAAAAAAGGGTGCCCTCGGACAACATTTGTGGTTCTGGCAGAAAATGGTTACCTCAAGGGGATAAATGCGCATTCTTCCGCAAAACGGGAGGGCATTCTGCACGAGAGGGCGATTGCAGCTGCCGATCTTGTTCTTTCATATCCTATAGCGACTCCTCGATATCTTTCGGAACATCTCGGATATGTAGACAAGCAGGGTTCATTCGATGTTGTGATTGGAGTGGCTAGAAATGGGCTTCTGCAACACCCAAAGGGATAGGTCATCATAGCAGGCATTCAATGAGTGCCTGTGATAATGTCGAACAATAATCAGGTGCGGGAGATGTCGGGTTAAACCGATCCGGACGAAGCGTGACGCTGCTATAAGCTGTTGGGTGGCGCAGACGGCCAATACCCAGTGACTCAATGGTTCGAATCCATTCCTGATTACCACATTCAAGTCACTGGCATTTGCTGGTGGCTTTTTTATTGTCATCACCCGTGCTTTTTCATCATCCTGCCAGCCATATAGTTAGTGAAAACAAGAACCGGAATAGCAAGAAGCCCTGGCAGGCGTGAACCATCCATATAGCGTGAACTGATTTCGTTAACAAGCGCGATGCAGCCATACGTGTTAATGAAGATAAACCAAGCCAATAATAGGTTTCTCATAACCATCATCCACAACTCATTAATTGTCAGAGCAATATTTTCTCAAGTAAGTGCAAAAGCAAGTGCCATCACCATGGGCAGACCCATCGTAATGGCATGACTTCATCAGACACAGCGGCATGGTTTGATAGTTGGTAGGCCAGTCCATACTCGGGCTTCGTTGGTAGCAGCCTCAAGGCTTGTGGCGCATAGCTTTTGATATCGACCAGTCGTAAACCCTGTTTTATCCGCCGTGCTCAGCAATGGGTTAATCGTTTTGCATGCGGCTCGATGAATCCTGGTAAAGCGGGCGTCACTTTTATTACCCTGACCACTTGTCGATTTAAGAGTGTTTACGACAAACCCCTCCGGATTATCACTCAGCCATTTTCCGTAGTCGGATTCACTATTCCGCAGACGGTCACTTCTGAACACTTTAACGCTCATAACAGATCTCCATGTGGGCTATAGCGACAACTATATAACAAGGAATTCCCATGGCAAAACCGGACTGGGGCGCGCTTCAGCAACGGTTCCTGTCCGACCATGCCGTAACCGGCGTATCACCGAAGGAGTGGTGTGAAGCGCAGGGACTTAATTATGCAACCGCACGCCGACACATCAAAAAGCCTACTGCGCAAAAAACTGCGCAGAAGAAAGTGCGCACTGCGCAAAAAGAAAAGTGCGCAGTTGAGCTGGTGGATGATGATGGCTTGACGGCCCAGCAAAGACTTTTCGTCGCAGAATATCTTAAGGATCGCAATGCTACACAGGCAGCTATCCGGGCGGGGTACAGCAAAAAGACAGCCAATGAGCAGGGTGCAAGGCTGTTAGCAAAAGTTAGCGTGGCTCAGGCTATTGCGCAGCAGCAGAAAGCGTCCATTGAACGCACGCTTGGCAGTGCCGATGAAGTTCTCTCCCAGATGTGGCAACTCGCCACCTTCGATGCAAACCAGCTTTCACAGTATCGTCGCGGCGCCTGCCGTTATTGCTGGGGCTTCGGTCATCACTATCAATGGCGCGACGCTGTGGAATTTGACGAGGCCTGCGCAAAGGTGGAAGGGAACGAGCGAGCAAAGCTCCCTGAGGACCCAGGCGGTTATGGCTACGACCATAACCGGGAGCCTAACCCTGATTGCCCACGCTGCAATGGCGATGGAATAGGGCAGCCATACTTCGCGGATACCCGCAAACTTCCTCCTGATGCTGCCCTGGCTTATTCCGGCGTCAAGCTGGGTAAGAATGGCGTCGAGATAACGGCTATCAGCCGCGAGCGGATGTACGAAGCGGTAATGAAACGCCTGGGCCTGGCCGATAGCGAATTTGCGCAGCGTCTGCAGCAGATTGAAATCGAACGTCGGCAACTGGAAGTGGAAAAACTCCGCAAAGAGCTGGCAGCCGATCCTGATGATATCCCGGCACCAGTTGCAATCAACATTAACGTGGTAGACGCGAGGGTTCGTGATGATAGCGCCGACGCTTAACGTTCCCCAGGCGCGTTTCCTCGCAATGCCGCATAAGTTTAAGGCCTACGTTGCCGGGTTCGGTTCCGGTAAGACGTGGGTTGGCTGCGGCGGCATCTGCAAGGGGATGTGGGAGTTCCCCAAAATCAACCAGGGCTACTTCGCGCCAACCTATCCGCAGATACGTGACATCTTCTACCCGACAGTGGAAGAGGTGGCTTTCGACTGGGGCATGAACGTCAAAATCAACGAGGGGAACAAAGAGGTTCACTTCTACGCTGGACGCCAGTATCGCGGTACGACGATTTGCCGCTCGATGGAAAAACCCGGATCGATAGTCGGCTTCAAAATCGGCAACGCGATGGTTGATGAGCTGGACGTTATGGCTGCCGCTAAAGCGCAGCAGGCATGGCGAAAAATCATCGCCCGTATGCGTTACAAGGTGGACGGCCTGCGTAACGGCATTGATGTGACTACAACGCCGGAGGGCTTCAAGTTCGTCTACCAGCAGTTTGTTAAAGCTGTGCGCGATAAACCGGAACTGGCGACGCTGTACGGCCTGATTCAGGCCTCGACATTCGATAATGAGGCTAACCTTCCGCACGATTACATCCCGTCGCTGATGGATTCCTATCCGCCAGAACTGATTAAGGCGTATTTGCGTGGGAAATTCACCAACCTGACCAGTGGCACCATCTATCACCAGTTCGATCGCCAGCTTAACGGCTGTACCGATGAGGAGCAGGCAGGCGAACCACTGTATATCGGCATGGACTTTAACGTCGGCAAGATGGCAGCCATCGTCCATGTGCTGCGCGACGGAGAACCGAGAGCTGTACGGGAGCTGGTGAAGGTTTATGACACGCCAGCGATGATTAAGCGCATCCAGGAGGAGTTCTGGCGCTATGAGAGTGGACGTTATGTCGCCTCTCGTCAGATTTACATCTATCCCGATGCTTCCGGCGATTCGCGCAAATCGAACAATGCAAGCGCTACGGATATCGCGCAGCTTAAACAGGCCGGATTTAGCGTGGTGGTGAACGCCGCCAACCCGCCGGTAAAAGATCGTATTAACTCCATGAACGCCATGTTCTGCAACGGCAACGGCGATCGCCGCTATAAAGTCAACGTGACCCGCTGCCCGGTATACACCGACAGCCTGGAGCAGCAGGTATGGGCGGCGAACGGCGAGCCGGATAAATCAGCCGACAACGATCACCCCAACGATGCTGGTGGGTATTACATCGTGAAGCAGTTCCCGATTATCAAGCCCGCTTACTCAATCACTATGGATACCACCTTCTGATATGGCTAATAACGACATCACCTGGGTTCGTCCTGAACACCGGGCGGCTTGCGCTGTCTGGAAGAAAATCAGGGATTTTTGCAAAGGTGCAGAAGCGGTAAAGGCGGCGGGCAATAACTACCTGCCTTTGCTCGACCCCACAGACAAGAGCATGCGTAACCGCAGGCGCAATGATGACTATCTCATCCGCGCCGTGTTTTATGCCATCACAGGCAACACGAAAATAGGTCTGCTGGGACTGGCATTCAGAAAGGATCCGACTTTCTCCGCGCCGGAAAAACTGAGCTATCTGCTGAAGAATGCCGACGGCGCTGGCACCAGCATTTATCAGCAGTCGCAGCTGGTGACAGAGAACGTGCTGGAAGTGGCCCGCGACGGGCTCTATGTCGATTACGCCGAAGGCAGCGGCCAGGCCATCATTCTGCGTTATCTGGCCGAGAACATCATCAACTGGCGGACGAAGCGTATTAACGGACGCGATCGACTGGTGCTGGTGGTGCTGCGCGAGTGCGTGGAGAAAGAAAACGGCTACGCGTTCGAGGATGAAATTCAGTACCGTGAGCTGGTGCTGGTGAACGGTGTTTTTATCTGCCGCGTCTGGCGTCGCAGCGGCGAGTCGGGTTCCGGCGCGTACGCTGTCACCAGTGAGTATCAGCCGAAACCCAAAGGCAAAGACAGCTGGGACGAGATCCCGTTTACCTTCGTCGGCGCGCAGAACAACGATCCCGCTATTGATGACTCTCCACTGGCGGCGTTGGTGGAAATCAATCATGGCCATTACAGAAACAGCGCTGACTACGAAGACAGCGTGTGGTTTTGCGGGCAGGTACAGCCGTACATGACAGGGCTGGACGAAGGATGGCGCGATCACCTGGAGAAGAAAGGAGTCAAAATAGGTTCCCGTTCGCCGCTACTTCTGCCGAAAGAGGGCAGCTTTGGTTATGCCCAGGCGCAGCCCAATATGCTGGCGAAAGAGGCGATGGACAGCAAGCGTGACTACATGGTGCAGCTGGGCGCACGCCTGATTGAGCAGAACGCAGCCGTTAAGACCGCAACCCAGTCCAGCGGTGAGCAAACATCCTCGACATCCGTACTCGGCGTCTGCGTGTCAAACGTTTCGGAAGCGTACACGCTGGCGATCGGCTGGTGCGCGAAATACCTGGGCGTCGGTGACGAAATGGCAGCTTATGCCATCAACCAGGAGTTTATCGCGAAGGTCGCTGAGTCCGGCATGGGGACGGCCATTGTGAACGCCTGGCAGTCCGGCGCAATCCGCGATACCGATATGGTCCGGGCGCTCCAGAAGCTTGACCTCATCGACCCGGCAGACAGCCCGGACGATATTATTGACGAGCTGCATAACACTGAACCCACCCTGATCGGCGGTAACAATGGCAACGGTAAATGACCAACTTCGTGATGAAGCCATAGCTCACACCGTCTGGATCAGCCGCTACAGCACCGGCGTGGCAAACCGCATGGTTAAGCTGTTAAACGACAGCGACGCCGAACTTACCGCACGCCTGCTGGTGGCGATGGACAGCCTGCCCTCAAGCCAGTTTACGGTGAGCCGCCTTGAAAGCCTGCTCGGCAGCGTGCGCGAGCTTAACCAGCAGGCTATCGCAGGCATGCAGAACAGCCTGGCGGATGAGCTTTTGCAGCTGGCCGGGCACGAGGTGGGTTATCAGCTGAGCCTGTTTGATGTGCTTCTGCCGCAGCCTGTCAAAGAGCGTTATCCGTTACAGGGTATGACGCCGGAGATGGTTTACGCGGCGGCCATGGCGCAGCCCTTTCAGGGACGCCTGCTGAGCGAGTGGGCTGGAAATCTGGAAGCCGACCGCATGACACGTATCACCAATGCGGTGCGCCGGGGCTATCTGCTGGGGGATACCACAGAAACCATCGCGCGGGAGGTACGCGGGCAGGCTGCCAGGGATTATCGCGACGGTGCGTTGCAGATGAGCCGGACCAACGCCGCCAGCATCACCAAAACGGCGGTGAACCATCTGGCGGCTACTGCGCGGGCCAGCTTCGCGGAGGCCAACAGCGATATTCTGAGGGGCAAACAGTGGCTCTCCACGCTGGACAACAAAACCACGCCGACATGCATCATCCGTGATCGCCTGCGTTACACCCTGGATAACAAGCCCGTCGGTCACAAGGTGCCCTACCTTCAGGGACCGGGCCGCATCCATTTCTGCTGCCGCTCAACCGAAACGCTTATCACCAAATCGTGGCGCGAACTGGGCATTGATGCAGATGACATGGATGAAGGCACCCGCGCCAGCATGGACGGACAGATTCCGGCGGATACCAGCTATCTGGACTGGCTGGCCCGCCAGTCGCCGCAGCGACAGGATCAGATACTGGGACCAGAACGCGGGCGAATGTACCGCGCCGGTGATATCAGGCTCAGCGATATGTACACCGATAAGGGTGAATGGATAAGCCTGGCGCAACTGAAAGCGCTTGGCTGACGTAACGAAATTTCCGCAATGGCTGCCTCCGGGCAGCCTTTTTTATTGGGCAAGGCCCACGACAATCCCAAGGGGATCCTATGTTAATTCGAAATATGCTTCTGAAGTATTACGCACCTGAAGGCGACGGCAATGGCAGCGGTGGCGGTGGCGGTACGGAAATCACCCCGGAAATTCAGAAGCTGATTGATGACCAGGTTAACGCTCAGGTAACTGGCCTGAAAACGAAAAACTCTGAGCTGTTAGGCACCATTAAACAGCAGAGAGACAACCTGGCTCGCTTTGACGGTATCGACCCGGACGCCGTGCGCGGCATCCTGCAACGTTTTTCCGACGACGAAGAAGCAAAGCTGATTGCTGCCGGAAAGATTGACGAGGTGCTGGATAAACGCACTGAGCGCCTGCGCGCCGATGTCGATAAGCAGATTAAAGCAGCCAATGAGCGTGCGGATAAAGCCGAAGCGTTCTCCGGTAAATTCCGGGATCGCGTTCTGGGTGATGCCATCCGGGCGGCAGCATCAAAAGCTGGCGCGCTGGCGGAAGCATCCGATGACCTGATCCTGCGTGCCAAAGGCACATTCCAGCTCAACGACGAAGGCGAGGCCGTAGCAGTTGATGCGAATGGTGACGTTCTGTTCGGTAAGGACGGCAAAACCCCACTCAGCCCGCTTGAATGGGCGGAGTCGCTCAAGGAGACGGCCCCGCACTTGTTCCCGCGCGCTGAAGGCACCGGCGCAGGTGGGCACAAGCCAGGCGGTGGAGGCAGCCAGAAACGTTCAGAAATGAGCGCCAGTGAAAAAGCGGACTACATCCGCAAGCATGGCCAGCAGGCCTTCCTCAAACTCCCCAAATAAGAGACTTACTCAATGGCTACAACGGTTAATAACGATCTGGTCATCTATGACGATCTGGCCCAGACGGCTTTCCTTGAGCGCCGCCAGGATAATCTGGAGGTGTTCAACGCCTCTTCTAACGGTGCGATCCTGCTCGATAACGAGCTGATTGAAGGCGACTTCCGCAAGCGCGCCTTCTACAAAGTGGGCGGTTCGATTGAATCGCGTAACGTGAACTCAGTCGATAAGGTTTCCGGTAAGAAAATCGGCGCGGGCGAAGCGGTATCCGTGAAGGCGCCGTGGAAATATGGCCCGTATGAAACCACGGAAGAAGCCTTCAAACGCCGTGGCCGCACGGTTGATGAATTCTCGGAAGTGATCGGCGTCGATGTGGCTGATGCAACTCTCGAAGGATATGTGAAATACGGCCTGAAAGCGCTGGTGGCGGCCATTGGTGCCAATACGGATATGGTGGTTACCGCCGACATTGAAACCGACGGCAAGAAAACCCTCACGCGCGGCCTGCGCAAGTATGGTGACAAGTTCAACCGTGTGGTGCTGTTCGTCATGCACTCCGCCACCTACTTCGACATTGTGGACGAAGCGATCGCCAGCAAGATCTACGAAGAAGCTGGCGTGGTGGTGTACGGCGGCCAGCCGGGCACCCTGGGGAAACCGGTGCTAGTGACCGATACCATGGACGCGGCCGCTATTCTGGGGCTGGTGGCGGGTGCAGTGACCGTCACCGAATCACAGGCACCGGGTTTCCGCTCCTACGACATCAACGATCAGGAAAACCTTGCGATTGGCTATCGTGCCGAAGGTACGGTGAACGTTGAGCTGCTGGGTTACAGTTGGGACACAGCGAAAGGCGAAAACCCGGACCTGACCGCTATCGGCACAGGTGGCAACTGGAAGAAGCATTTCACCAGCAACAAGTCCACTGCGGGCGTGCTGATCAAGCTGGAATCCGCATCGGGGGAGTAAACCTGTCAGCGGACAAAACCTCCGCAACTGCTGACAGTACCGATGCGGTTACGTTTTCCCTGAAATACACCCGTAACGGCGCGGGCGTGTCCGGAGCAGCTGTCGCCTGGTCGTCTACTGGCGGCACGCTGAGCACTGAGGGATCGCAGACCGGCTCTGCCGGTGGCGCCACGGTGAAACTCACCTCCGATACCGCCGGAACGTTCACCGTGACGGGTACGGTTGATGGAGTGGCACAAACCAGTGAAGAAATCACTTTCACTGCCGCTGCCGGAGACTAACTGACGGGGCGCAAGCCCCGCTTCTTTGGGTGCAATGATGATCATTACCGATATCACTTCACCGGCCATGAACAGCTACGCAGGCGAGGGGGATTTGAGAGCCTTTGCGGATCTGCGCGACATCACGCTGCCGGAAAAGATCGCACCATTGCTCATCCGGGCGATGGATTACCTTGAGGGTCTGGACTGGGCCGGCTGGCGAAGCGAACCAAAGCAGCCGCTGGCGTGGCCGCGCGCGGGCATCGAACTGGACGGATACGAACTGCCCGCAGGTGAGGTGCCGCGTCAGATTGTTACTGCACAGTGCATGTTGGCGGTCGAGGCGATGGATGGTGATCTGCTGGGCAGTGTGCGTGAAGCGGCTGTGAAGTCCGAGCGCGTGGAGGGAGCTGTAACCACGACGTATGCCGTCGCCGACGGCGAAGTGTTCAGACCGTCATACCCGGCGGTGATGGCGTTGCTCGGCGAGCTGGCTGGTGGTCGTGGCTATGCAGTAAACACTTTTGCGGAGCGTGCTTAAGATGCCTGTTAACTACACCCGCATGCGGGCCACCAGCACGCGCCTGCTCACGGAGAACGGCGCGGAGTATCCGGTAAAGCGCAAGGGCACTGTGACGGTCACCGGCGGCGTTGAGTACCGCGAACTGGATAAAACGTTTACCGCCATCGGCGTGCGTACTGATTATAAACCCGGCGAAATTGACGGCACGGTCATCATAAACGGCGACACGCGCATTGTTTTTACCGCTGATACCGAACTGCGCACCGGCGACATGGTGGACGTGGACGGCAAATGGTACCGCATTGAAAAACCCAACCCGGTTAAGCCGGGCAAACTGCTGCTGTGCTACCGCGCGCAACTGAGGGCATAACATGGCAGATAACTTGGCGTTTATGGTGTCCATCAATGCGTTCGTCAGCCAGGCAAAGGAGAGGCAGGAAGAGGTGGTGCGTGTGGTTGGCATCAAAATCCTGGCGCGACTGGTGCAGATGTCGCCCGTCGGTAATCCCGAGCTGTGGGCGGTTAACCAGACGGCGGCGGCATATAACGCTGCCGTCGCTGAGCACAACAGCCTGCTGCGGCAGAACCCTGACAACCTGACTAAAGCAGGACGGCTGCGACCGGGACGCAAAGTTAACGACAGCATGGACCTGAAGGCACCGCCGGGCTATACAGGCGGGCGTTTTCGCGGTAACTGGCAGGTGTCGTTTGACCTGCGGGCCGCGGGCGAGACCGGGCGTATCGACAAGGCCGGGCATGAGACGATTGCCGCCGGCAACCTGATGCTCGAGCAGTTCAAAGTTGGTACCACGGCGGTCTACTTCTGCAATAACGTCCCGTACGCATACCGTCTGGAGATGGGGCATTCCAGCCAGGCGCCCGGCGGCATGGTACGCATCACCGCCGCCGAGTTCCAGCGGTTCTTCAGCGAGGCAGTCAGCGAGGTTAAAAATGATACCGGACATCACAACGGCGCTTGAGGCCATGCTGGGTAGATGGGCGGACGGCGAGGGCGTGCCGGTGGCTTGGGATAACATTCAGTTTGACCCACCAGCCGACGAGCTGTATCTGATCTCCCATGATATGCCCGCACAGCCCTATAGCATCGACCTGGCTGGTGGCTGTCGCGTTTACCCCGGCGTGTATCAGGTCACCGTCGTCGCGCCTGCTGGCGGCGGCAAATCACAGGCCAGAGAGCTAGCCCGCCGCGTCGCCGGGTTGTTCCCAGTGAACCAGGAGATCCCCGGCGACGGCTTTGCTGCTTGGGTGACATCACCGCCTGCCATCTACCCCGGCATACCGGACGGCGTGTCCTACTCCATCCCTGTCAGCATCAACTACCGGGCTGACATTTCAGCCTGAAATATCCCCGCCGGCTTATGCCGGTTTTTTTATATCCACATTACGGAGAATCCCTATGGGCTTCGCATTACCCAATGGTGCCACGGTGTTCGTCGGTTCGAAACTCGCCACGCCTGTGGCGGTGACGGGCGTGAGCAATGCCGCAGGCGCTGTGTTTACCGTTGCAAACGGCCACGGCCTCGCTGTGGGCGATGTGGTGCTGGTTTCCAGTGGCTGGGCACTGATTGACAGCCTGGTGGTCCGCGTAACGGCGCAGACGACGACCAGCGTAACGGTCGGGGTGATTAACAGCACTGATACCAACTTCTTCCCGGCTGGCTCGGGTGCTGGTTCACTCAGCAAGGTGGCGGAGTGGACTGAAATCCCGCAAATCACCGAGGTTGCACAGTCCGGCGGCGACCAGCAATACACGCAGATCCAGTTCCTCGCCGATGATCGCCAGCGCAACTTGGCGACCTACAAAGCGGCTAAGTCGCAAAACATCACGATGGCGCATGACTCTACTTTGCCGATTTACAGCGTGCTGTCAGCTGCCGATCGTTCTGGCGATACGCTGCCGCTGCGCATGTACGTGCCGAAAGCAAAGGAAATGCGCTACTGGTCGGCAAAGGCATCGTTCGATCCTATGCCGACAACCTCTGTAAACAACGTAGAAACGGTACAGCCAGCTTTTGCCATTCAGTCGCGTGACATGACGTTTTACAAAGACGCCGCCCCGCAGGCGGCAGCGTAACCCAGCCTGTTAATAGGCCCGTCAGCGGGCCTCTCTTTCTGCCGAGGAATACATGGCCACAAAATTTCAGCTACAACCCAAACCCACATTTAAAGCCGACGTTAAGATCCCGCGAGCCGGTGACGATGACGGGGTAATTACCTTTACTTTCCGCCATAAGCCGCTCAAGGAACTGGCCGCGCTTGAGACGATGGAGGGTAAAACCGCCGTCGATTTTCTGGTGGAGATCATCGAAGGCTGGGCACTGCCGGACACGTTCAGCCAGGAAAATCTTGAAGTGCTGCTGGACAACTACCCGGGCGCGATGAAAGCGATCGTCGGCACGTATTACCGCGAATTGACAGGTAACCGTGAAAAAAACTGATAGCGGTTGCCTCGGCGTTTTATACGCCTGAACCCTCCACCGAAGACCTCGCCGCGTTTGGCCTGAGTGCTGATGACTACACCGAAGAAGAGCAGACTGTTGAGGTATGGCCCGACGTCTGGCCCGCGTTCGCTGTTTTCCAGTCGATGGGCACGCAGTGGCGCACTGGCATGGGCGGCATCACCGGGCTGGATTATAACGTGCTGCCCTGGCTGATGAAGCTGAACGGCGTGGAGGATGAGGCAACCGCGTTAACGGATATCCGCGTAATGGAAAGCGCGGCGCTGAAGATTGTCCACCAGGGGGCGTAATGTCTGATATTGCAACGATTTCGCTTCGGGTGAATACCGCCGAGCTGGAGCGCGGGAATAAGGCGCTGGACGATTTCCAGCAGACGGCCGGCGGCGCGGCAAACAAGGCCGATGATCTGAACTCGGTATTTCGCGCCGGGGCATCCGATCAGAAAAAGAATACCCAGAGCCTGAAAGAGCAGCAGCAGGAGCTGCAGAACCTGCTCAACAAAATCAGCCCTGTTAACCGCGCAATGAACGAACTGGAGACGCTGCAGGCGTCGCTGGCGGGCTTTCGCGCAAAGGACATGCTGGGCGATGAAGATTACAGCCGCTTTAACTCCGTGCTGGAAACCACCCGCAACAAACTTTTTCAGGTCATGGAGGCAGAGACCGCCGAAGGGCAGGAAAGATTAAAGCAGGCTCAGGAGACGCAGCGCGCCACCGCCGCGCAGGAAAATTTCCTCAGGTCCATCATGGACCAGGCGGCGACATTCCGCGCCAGCAAAGCGGACCTGGCCGAGTACCGGGCAGCGCAAATGGGGATCGCCGAAGAGGCCGCCCCGGTTATTGCAAGATTGCGCGAACAGGATCGCGCTGTTCAGCAGGAAGCTGCCCAGCGTCAGATTGCCGCCAGCCAGTCCCGGATGGTTAAGCAGGCTATTGCTGAAATGGAGGCAGCGGAAAGGGCCGAGGCGGCGGAACTCTGGCGCAACCAGAATATCCGCGAATCGTTCATCTCTTCGCTTCAGGACCAGGCGAACGCTATGGGCAAGACGCGGATCGAGCTGCTGGAAATGAAAGCCGCACAGCTCGGTGTATCGGAGCAGGCCGCCCCGTTCATTGCAAAACTGGGTGAGCAGGAAAGGGTGTTCAGCAAAGGCACCCTCAGCGCCGGGCAGTATCAGCAGGCCCTGAGGATGCTTCCCGCACAGTTCACTGATATTGCTACTTCCATTGCTGGTGGCATGCCGTTATGGATGGTGCTGATCCAGCAGGGCGGGCAAATCAGTGACTCATTCGGCGGTATCGGCGGACTGTTTCAGGTCATTAAGGAAGAGTTGCTGGGGATTAAGGACGCGTCTGATGATTCTTCAGAATCTCTTTCAGAAAATGCCAACGCACTGGCAGAGAATGCCGAGCACGCCAGCGGCCTGTTGCGCTTTTTGACACCAACCAGGCTGGCCGTGGGTGGCTTTACGGCAATTCTTGGCGGCATGGCTGTTGCCGCCTGGCAGGCTGAGCAGGCTAACCGCGAACTCTATCAGTCGATTGTATTAACTGGAGGAGCGTCTGCGACGTCTACAGGTCAGCTATGGAAAATGGCTGAGCAAATAGGCGAAAGCACGACTGCTAGCATCAACTCCGTTTCAGAGACACTGGCTCGCCTGGCCCAGTCAGGGAAATTTACTACCGCCCAGCTGCAGCTTGTGGCGCAAACCTCCCAGCAATGGACGCAGATAATGGGTAGTGGGGCCGAAAAAATTGAAGCCTCATTTGCCGAAATAATGAAGTCGCCGGTGAAGGCGCTGGCTGAACTGAACTCCCAGTATAATTTTTTGTCGGTCTCACAATTAAATTATATTGCCGGGCTGGAGGACTTAAATAAAAAACAAGAGGCTGTCAGCGAAGGCATGCGTATTTTTGCAGATACCATGCAAAAGCGTATGCAGCAAATTGATGATGCAAGCACACCTCTGGAACAGATGTGGGATAGCATAAAAAAATGGTCTGCTGACGCCTGGAAGTGGGTGGGAGATCATACTATCGGTGCCCTTAATCTGATCATTGATGTCGTTGCAGGAACAGTTGAGCAGGTCCAGATTCTACTGAAGCAGAGTGATGTCCTCATTGCTGAGTTTGCCAACTCCGCTTATGAGAAAACTAAAAACATCCCCGGCATGAAGTCCATGTTCGGTGATATGGCTTCGGACAATAAAGCATTTATTGCCCAGACCAAAAAAGACATTGCTGAGCTTGAGAAATCCTACACTGCACGCGATGCGCGAGTACGTAAAGGTGAAATGGGCTATGTAAACCGTGACAGGAGCACAACGGTAGACAGCGGCCCGAACCAGCAAAGCAAGGTTACTGACCGAGCGCAGCAAATACTGAAAGACCGACAGAAGAAGAACAGGCAGACCACGACTTCAGCCGGTGACAGCGCGGAAGACAAGGCGCAGGCTGAGCTGCTGGCCCTTCAGGCGCAACTCAGGGTTCTGAAAGAGCACCAGGGCATTAATGACGTTATCAGTCAGCAGCGTAAGGATTTATGGAAAACCGAGGCGCAGTTTGCCGTACTGGAGGAAGCCGCCGGTAAGCGCAAGCTCTCCAGGCAGGAACAATCCCTGCTGGCCAGCAAAGACCAGGTGCTGGCGCTGGCGCGCCAGAAGGCGCTACTGGGTGACCAGATCACCGCCCAGGAGCAACTGAACAAGCGCATGGACACGGCCAGCAAGTATGTCACGCAGATGGCAGAAAAGCAGGCCGGGCTTGAGTCAGGCGCAACGATGAGCGACAGGCTGGCCAGCCGCGAGACAGCGCTCTCTCAGCTGCGTAGCGGCTGGATTAATGCCGGTGGCAGTCTTGATGATGAGGGCTACCAGAAGGAGCTTAAAGCAGCTCAGGACTACTATGATGCCGAGGATAAGCTTCGCGGTGACTGGCGGGCTGGCTTTAAGAAGGGTTGGGCTGAGTACCTGGACTCTGCCACAAATGTCTACGCCTCTATGCAGAGCGTGGCGCAGTCAGCCATGGGCGGCATCTCTGACATGATGACGAGCCTGGTCACCACCGGCACGGCCAGCTTCAAGACATTTGCCGCATCGATGATGAAGATGATCGCTGACGTCATTAACCGGCTGCTGGTGGCCTACGCCGTGCAGTCCGCGCTGGGGTGGGTAACCGGGAGTGTCAGCAGCGGCGGCGGAAGCACGCCATCAGGCGCCTACGCCAGTGCCGCAAATTCCGGCGTCAGCCTCTATGACACTGGTGGCTATACCGGCCCCGGCGGCAAATATGAGCCTGCAGGCATCGTTCATAAAGACGAGTTTGTCTTCACCAAAGAGGCCACCAGAGCAATCGGCGTTAATAACCTTTACGCCATGATGAAAGGCGCTCAGGGCTACGCTGACGGCGGCTATGTGGGCCGCGCTCCTATGGCTGGCATGAACAGCGGCGCAGCAAGTGGCGGCGGGATAGTGGTCAACACAACGGTAAACGTTGACGCCAACGGGGGCAGCACCGTGCAATCAGGCGGTTCGGGTGACTTCGTAGGCAGGGCGCTGGGGGCTGAGATTCAGAATGCAGCCTTGCAGGTGATCCAGAAGCAGATCAAAAACGGCGGCGTTATCTACAACTTTGTGAAAGGCAGGTAACAGACCGAATCATAACCAACCCGCTCAGGCGGGTTTTTTTATGGGTGAAATATGGCAGTAGATACCTATAACTGGCCCGCACAGCTCGGCGCTGGGCCGATTGAATACGCGCAGACCGTCAGGGCCGCGCAGTTCGGTGACGGATACGAACAGGTGGCCGACAACGGTATTAATTCGACGGCGATCCAAGTTCCGATGATTTACACCGGGCGCGAGGCCGAAGTAAACGCCGTGCGCGCGTTCTTGCTGGCCCACACTATGAAAGCATTCATTATCACGCCGCCGGGTGAGATTAAGGGGCTTTATCGCGTTGTCGCCGACTCTGTTCGCAAAAACCAGATCAACAGCAAATTCGCTGAGCTGACGTTCACTATTAAACGGGCCTACGGGGTATACGCATAATGGCACTTGTTGATCAGGCCGCGAAGCTGGCACCAGGTGGCAGGGTCCGCCTGGTCGAAGTGGATGCCTCAGAGTTCAGCGGCGGGATCCATCGCTTTCATTACAGCCCGTTTCCCCACACACCTGCCGAGATTGACGCGGCGAACGGCGACGAGGCCAGGCTGGGGGCGAAGCCCATCATCTGGGATGGCAACGCCTACGAGTTCTGGCCTTTCCAGATTGCCGACCTGGAGCTGTCAACGGATCAGGCCGCAGAGCCGACGCTCAGCGTTTCCAACCTTGATGGTCATATCACCGCGCTGTGCCTTCAGTTTAAAGACATGGTTAACGCGAAGGTGAGCATCATCGACACCTACGCCGTATACCTCGATGCGGTGAACTTCCCGGGCGGCGTCAACCCGACAGCAGACCCAACCGCCTTCTCCCTGCAAACCTTCTGGCTGGATACCAAAACGGCTGAAGACGATGAGGTCGTTTCGTGGTCGCTGAGCAGCCCGGCAGACCTGCAGGGACAGGTGATCCCGACCCGGCAGATAACCTCGCTCTGTGAATGGGCGCTGCGCGGGCAATACCGCAGCGGTGACGGCTGCACCTACAACGGCACGGCGTATTTCGATGCGAAAGGCAATGCGGTCGCTGACCCGGCGCTGGATATATGCGGCGGCTGCCTGAGTGACTGCCGTAAGCGGTTTGGTGCCGGACTGGCAGAGCCTAACGCAGCAAACCTCGACTTTGGCGGCTTCCCGGCAACCGTTCTCTTCTCCCGATAACCGGACATACCAATGAACAAAACCATTATGGCGGCGATCCGCACGCATGCGCTGGAGGAATTCCCGCGCGAGTGCTGCGGCTTCGTCATCCAGTCGGGGCGGCGCCAGCGTTACATGCCGGTACCGAACAGCCACGAAAATCCGACAGAGCACTTCCGCATTGACGGCGAGCATTGGGCTAATGCCGAGGATGCCGGAACGATTGTCCGCGTCATCCACTCCCATCCGGGCGACGGCGCCCGGCCTATCCCGTCAGAACTCGATCGCCAGCAGTGCAATAACTCCGGCGTAGTCTGGGGCATCTACGCGCCGGACTGCGATGAATATGCAGAGGTAACGCCGGACGCCATCCCGCTGATTGGTCGCCCGTTCATTCTGGGCTCGCACGACTGCTGGGGGCTGGTCATGGACTGGCATGCTACCCAGGGCGTGACGCTTAACGATTTCCGGGTGGATTACCCTTGGTGGGAAAGCCAGTACCCGGACAACCTGTATTTCGAGAACTGGGAGCGGGAAGGGTTCATCGAATGCGACCCGGCACCCGGCTGCATGGTCATCATGCAGGTGGAGTCTGCTAAGTGGAACCATGCGGGGATCATCATCGAAGAAGGCGAGCTGCTGCACCACCTGTACGGCCAGCCATCCTGCATCACGCCGTATGCCCGGGGCTACTTCAAAGATCGGACCATGATCTGTGTTCGACACAAAGACCTGCCGCAGGAGATTTTGCCATGGCGCGTTTAACCACTATTCGACTGTATGGGGCGCTGGGGGCCCGGTTCGGCCGAGTACATAAACTGGCAGTACAGACATCGGCGGAGGCGGTAAAAGCCTTATGCATTAACTTTGATGGGCTGGAGCAATATCTTTACAACGCCAAAAAGAACGGCATGACCTTCGCCGTGTTTCGCGGGAAGCGGAATATTGGGGTTCAGGATTACAAAGAGTTGGGTGGCGACAGTGATATCCGCATCGCACCAATTATGGAGGGCGCGAAGAAAGCGGGCATGTTCCAGACTATCCTTGGCGCCGTAATGGTGGTTGCCGGCATTGCAACGGGCATTCTCACTGGATGGACCGGTATCGGCGCGACGTTTGCTGCAGGACTGATAATGTCCGGTGGTTCAATGATGGCCGGCGGAATTTACCAGATGCTATCGCCGCAGCCCAAAGGCCTGCAGGGGCGCGATGACCCGGACAACAAACCGAGCTATGCCTTTGGCGGCGCAGTGAATACCCTGGCGATGGGCAATCCGGTTGCTCTGCTGTATGGCGAGCGTGAAATCGGGGGGGCGATTATCAGTGCAGGGATCGTGGCCGAGGACATCTGACGACTTCTTACTCTTCAATTAGCACCCGGTCGGGTGCTTTTTTATGGATGCAATATGGCAACGATTACTGGTGCAAAGGGCGGAAGCCAGAAGCAGCATACGCCTGTCGAACAGCCTGATTCAGCCCAATCTATGGCGCGTTGCCGTATGCTGCTGTCGCTCGGTGAAGGGGAGTTTGCTGGTGGGCTGGACGCGACCCGGATTTTCCTTGACGGCACTCCGCTGGGCAACGCCGATGGTTCGATGAACTTTGAGAATGTCTCCTGGGATTTTCGCCCTGGCACGCAGACGCAGACGCCGATCCCCGGCTTTCCTGCTGTGGAGAACGAGACCAGTATTGGCGTATCGCTGACTAAGGCCACACCCTGGACCCGCGCTATCAGCAATACCCAGATTGATGCTGTGCTGGTGCGCATCGGGATCACCGGCCTGCAGCAGCAGGAGAATGACGGCGATATCGTAGGCACCACCGTCGCATATCACATCGACGTTGCGGTTGATGGCGGCGCATACAAGACAGTACTCACCAAAACGGTAACGGAAAAGCTCAGTTCACTGTACGAACTGACGCACCGCATCAATCTGCCCAAAGCCACCACTGGCTGGCAGATCCGTGTGGTCCGCGATACTGCCGATAGCGCCAGCCAGATGCTGCAGAACAAAACGCAGGTACAGGCCATCACCGAGGTCATCGACGCCCGCTTGCGCTACCCGCATACCGCGCTGCTGTATGTGTCATTCAATGCAAAAGCATTCAGCAATATCCCGAAAATATCCTGTAAACCGAAAGGCCGGGTGATCCGCATCCCGCAGAACTACGATCCCGACGCACGGACGTATAGCGGTACATGGGACGGCACATTCAAGTGGGGCTGGACGAACAACCCGGCGTGGATCTGGTTTGATGTCCTGACAGAGCCGCGCTTTGGTCTGGGCCGCCGGGTAACGGTGGATATGCTCGATAAATGGGAGCTGTACCGCATAGCCCAGCGCTGTGACCAGAAGGTGCCCGATGGCAAGGGCGGCACCGGTACCGAGCCGCGCTTCCTGTTTGACGTCTATATCCAGTCGCAGGCCGATGCTTGGCAGGTGATTAAGGATATCGCCGCTGGCTTCAACGGTATGACGTTCTGGGGCAACAACATGTTCAATGTTGTCTCGGACATGCCGGCAGACACGACGAAACTACAGATCCTCACCCGCGCATCAGTGGTGGGTAAGCCAACGTATTCCAGCGGCAGTGAAAAAACGCGATTCTCGAGCGCGCTGATTAACTTCAGCGACCCGGATAACCATTATCAGGACCGCACCACCGCGGTAATGTTTCCTGAGCTGGTGAAGCAGTTCAAATTCAAGCAGACCCAGCTCACGGCCATCGGCTGTACACGCGAGAGCGAGGCGCAGCGCCGTGGCGGGTGGGCGGTTTATTCTAACTCACTGGACCGTATCATTACGCTGCAGACCGGGCTGGATGGCTTCGCCTATGTCCCTGGCACCGTATTTGCCTTCGCTGATGAGCGCGTTTCCGGGCGTGTTTATGGTGGCCGCCTCACGGACTATAACGCCGGGCTTAAAGCGGTAACAACCGATCGCGGTACCAGCGCTGTCGCGGGTGACACACTGATGATCCGCACCCAGGGCGGCATTGTGGAAAGCCGAGTTATACAGGCGGTCAACGGCACGCAGCTGATCGTGGCCACTCCGTTCACAGCAGCGCCAGCGCCAAACGCCGTTTTCGTTATCGATGCCGGGCAGCTGCGCCTTCAGTACTTCCGCGTCACGAATCTGACGTTTAACGATGAAGAAAACACCTATACCATTACCGGCGCGGAATACAACGCATCGAAGTATGATGCCGTCGACCACAATGCGCGCCTCGATATCCCGCCGATCAGCCTCATCCCCACGGGAGTTGTTTCACAGCCCGGCAATATCGTCGTTTCGAGTTACGAGTCGGTGCGCCAGGGCCAGCGCATAGCGACATTGACTGCATCCTGGGATGTTCCGCTCGATAAAGCCGGTAAGCCGCAGGCCGATGTGATCGCCTATCAGGCTCAATGGCGCCGGAACGATAGCGAGTGGGTGAACGTCCCGCAAACCGGCCTCCGCAACATTGAGGTGCCGGGGATCTTCGAAGGTGATTACCTGGTGCGGGTCCGGGCGATAAACGCCGGTGGTGCATCGAGTCTGTGGGCAACATCCGCGCTGACCCACCTTAAGGGCCGGATCGGTGATGTGCCAACGCCAGTTAATTTCCGTACCACGCCGTTGCTCTGGGGCGTGCAGCTGGACTGGGATTTCCCTGCGGGCACTGGCGATACGCTGCAGACAGAAATTCAGTATTCCACGGTATCAACCGGCGCGAACCCGATGCTGCTGGCTGGCGTCCCGTATCCCCAGCAAATTTACCAGCAGCTTGGGCTAAAGGCAGGGGTAGGTTTCTGGTATCGGGCGCGGCTGGTGGATCGCACCGGCAACAAGTCGGCCTGGACTGACTTCATCCAAGGCAGCAGCAGCTCAACCGCCGCTGATTACCTAGTGGATATCGATAACCAGATCAAACAGACCGACGCCTATAAAGACCTGGTTTCGGATATCACTGATCTGGGTGACGATATCCAGTCAGCGCGTGACGACATCAAGACGGTGACGACTGAGTCAGCGGCAACCAAAGCGGGCCTTGCGCAGGAGGTTACAGACCGGAAGAAAGCCATCACCGACGAGGCAACGGCGCGCGGGCAGGCGCTGTTAACCGAGAAGAACGAGCGCGTCGCGGATATCAGCAACGTCAACCAGACGATTCAGACCACCACCGACTCGCTGGCGCAGCAGATCGCCCAGATATCGGCCGGCACCGGTTCCCAGTTCGATCCTGCCAAAATCTGGTACTTCGATTCGACAGTAGAGGGCTGGACCGGGAACGGGACCCCAACAATCGTTGACGGGTGGATTCGGCCAGCGAACCATGCCACCGATCCGTGGGTAGCATCCCCGGGCTCACTGGCCATCAACTCCTCGTCCTATCGCTTCGTTAAACTCCGCATCAGGAAATTCGGTGCGCCGGGCTGGACGGGGCAGCTGCGGTGGCGTGGCACTGGTGGTTTCAACGACACCAACATGATCACCGTCGCCGAGCCTGCCTATGACGCCAACGGTATTGCTACGGTGGAGTTCGACAACATCCCCTGGCTGACCGAAGCCACGATGAATCAGTTCAGGCTGGATCTGTCCACCAGGCAGGATGCGACGAATTATTTCCTGATTGACTGGGTGGCGCTCGGACGGCCTACGCCCGGCGCGGGTATGGCGGCGCTGCACCAGGAAACGACAGCCCGTGTCCAGGGAGACCAGGCGGAAGCCACAGCGCGAGAAACGTTAGCGACGCAGATCCGGGGAGGTTATACCGGTGATGACCCGTCAAAGCTGGCCTCGGGCTTGCTCTTCACCGAACGCCAGGCGCGCATCACAGCGCAGGAAGCGGAGGTGACAGCCAGGACGGCGCTGGAAGCGACCGTTAACGCCAATAAAGCCAGCGTGACGCAGGAACTGGCAACGCTGACGACTGAGCAGGAGGCGCAGGCCACCACGTTGTCAGGCCTGCAGACCACCGTCGGGAAAAATACCGGCGATATCACGCGCATCGATAAAGCCGTCGCTGATAACAACAAGGCTCAGACTACCGCGCTGGCTGCGGTTAAGGCGACAACTGACAAGAACACGGCTGACATCAGCACGGAAACCACGGCCCGAACGGATGGTGACTCTGCGCTGGGGCGTCGTATCGACAGCCTGAAAGTGGATGTGGACGGTAACACGGCCAGCCGCGACGCCGGTATCGTCGGCAACGTCACCAATGCTCTCGCCAACTTCTTTGCGTTTTCGGATCAGCGCGTCACGTTTGCCGTTGGCGAAACGAAAACGATGGCCGAGATCACCGAGACCCGGAAGACCGCCGCGGATGCCACAAGTGCTGTAGCCGAACAGGTCACGACGCTTAAGGCCAAGGTTGAGCAAAACGGCCAGACCAACGCCGCCGCCATCACCCGCATTGATAAAGCTGTTACGGATCTGGAGAGTGCTACAGCAACCAGCATTCAGCAGGTGACGGCTGCAATCGGCGATACCAATGCCAGTGTGCAGACGACCAGCGAGGCTGTTGCTGACATCAACGGCAAGCTCTCGGCCCAGTGGGGCGTTAAAGTCCAGGTGGAGGCGAACGGTGTTAAACGCATCGCGGGTATCCAGCTGGGCATTGACGGCGCAGGGGCCTCAAACTTCCTGATTTCTGCTGATACGTTCGCGGTTTATAACCCGACGACGAACGGGCAGGAGCTGGTTTTTGCTTCGACCGGCGGCCAGATGTTCATGCGTTCGGTATTCATCCAGGACGGTTCTATCGACAACGGCAAGATCGGGAATTACATCCAGTCCAGCAACTGGGACGGGACCGGCAATGTCGGCTGGCATATCAATAAATCCGGGTATGCCACGTTCAACGGCGTGACCGTTCGCGGGACGATTTATGCCACCAACGGAGAGTTCCGGGGTACGGTTTACGCTACAGATGGAGACTTCAAGGGCACCGTTTATGCGAATAAAATCGTAGGCGATGTCGTTAATATGTTCTCGTTCCCGGGTGGCAGGTATCGGGGGGATCCTGGCAAACAACAGGATTTCTATCGACAGGTTACCTGGGCGGGTGGTGTTCCATATGATGTCACTATCGCTGTACCGACATTTGTCGTATGGAATGAAAGTGATAGTTATAACGCTGCCATGGAAGCCTACGTCAATATAAACGGACGTAATATTACAGTCGCGCCTCTTGGGTTAAGGCTGTCGTATGCCGGGCCGAACAACACTCAACGCCAGGTAAACTGTTATGTACCTGTTACGGCTAGTCTGGATATTCCTGCAAATTCAGGGCCTGTAGCTATACGTGTTGGCCTGAGAGGAATAGCTAATGGCGAGGCTTATATGGACATGCAGCCATCAATGGTATTAATCACCAAAAGAAATACCCCAAACTTTTCTGGTTACTCCGGTAATTGATACGAATCCCACCCTTATAACCCAGCTCCGGCTGGGTTTTTCATTTTAAGGACATCACGAATGGCCACACTTGATGACGATTTAGCGAAAGCCGTCACGGAAGGTTTTCGCCAGGCGCAAATTGATATCGTCAATCAGGACCTGATTTTATCGGGTACCGGTGACGTCACAGTAACCCTGGCTGACGGCTCGAAAAAGACAGGCCCCAGCTGGTCGAAGTTGAGCGCTCAGGCGATGGCGGCAGGAGCCAGCGCTGCTGCTGCCAAAACCTCAGAAACGAACGCAAAAACCTCTGAGACGAATGCGAACTCATCAAAGACCGCAGCAGCAAGCAGCGCTTCAGCAGCCAAGACCAGCGAAACGAATGCCAAAACCTCCGAGACGAACGCAAAAACGTCTGAGACGAATGCCAAAACGTCTGAGACTAATGCTGCTAATAGCGCCAGCAGTGCCGCAGCATCACTGGCCGCGGCGCAGCTGCTGACGTCTGTACCCTATGAGGCAGCCCCGTTCCCTGACGTCTGGTTGCCGCTCAATGATGACCTGCGCCTGAACGCCGGGTTTGCACCTTTTGACAAACAGATAATTTCCGGGCAGGTGCTGGAGCTTGCAACTAAGTCAGGGACCTTTACCCGCTCAACGATTGCGACTTATATCGACAAATCCGGTGTATTGCAGACCGCTGATATTAACGAACCTCGTTTTGAGCGCGAGGGTTTATTAATAGAGGGATCCAGCTCAAACTATATTTTGAATAGTGAGGACCCAACAAAATGGGCTGGCACTAGTACCGCTGTCACTAAGACAAAATTGGCTGCTGATGGGACATCGCAGGCAGTAACGATGAAGGGGGTAATTAACACAAACTCCTCCATACCCTTTTTTGTCACCTCAAATGTTGTTGCTCTGGCTGTCGGCGATAAACTGACTTTATCCTGTCGTGCTAAAGGTTCATACGGTTATATAAGGATTTCATTTGCGCTGGATGGCTCTACTTCATTCGCAACGCTTATCGATGCTAAAACTGGTATAGCTCTTAATCCTCCGGCCGGAATGACGATAGACAGTACGCCTGGAAGCGATGGTTATGCGACGATTACAGCTACGATGACAGCTGTTAATGCCGGGAACTATGCGGGAACCATTGCTGCACAAAGGCTAAATGAGGATACAACAATCCCATTAAACGCTGAATATTATGTGCAGATGCCTCAGTGTGAAAAGAACGCAGTAGCAACCAGCTACATTCCCACCGGCGCATCGGCTGTAACAAGGGCCAGCGATAAACTCTCGTTACAATCGTCTGGTAATATTGGGTATCAGGCAGTCGGTGACCTTTTCAACAGGACGCTGGCATTTGAGATTGCTGTTAATAGGTATATTACACCTGGCAATGGTTACGCTGACCTTATCAGGGTTGGGGGTTCCAACAACGATATTATATTCAGGGCGGTATCATCCACCATTAACTCCTACATTGGCGGGAGCGGACCATCGGTGGCAATAACATATCCGTTTTCCAGCAAGGTCTATGTGCAATCTGTTGACGTCAATAATACAAACAGCATGTATTTTGATGGGAAGACCAGCAACAGAACAATGGCACCAACAAACCCGGCCTCTAAACCAACCAGCATTGATATTCAGAGCCACCAGAACGTTGTTTACCACATTCGCAACTTCCGTATCTGGCATCGACTGTTAACCCCTAATCAAATTAATGGACTTCGCTAATGAGAGACTTATATCTGCGCTTTAATGACGCCGACGAAATGCGCACGCCGTTAATCGCGGCGGGGTTTGTGGATGATGAGGGGCTGGGTGGTTTATATCACCCTGATATCAGCCTGGATATCGTCGGGGTTATCACTGTGCCTGCTGAAGTTATCAATCCCGGTGAAGTAAACGAAGTTATCAAATACACCACCGAACCCGGCTATCACGTCAATTTGCGGGTCATGAATGACTCGCTCGATTTATCCAGGCTGAACGACTTTGTGGTTAAACCGAAAACACCGGCTCGCATCTGGGCGTAAGGAATTAAGTTATGGCAAACAGAATAGACACGGCTGAATTAAGCAGGGCCATTGCTGCCTGGACATCCACTATCAATGATGCGTCTCTGCCGGGGGTTGGGAGTACGGTCTATGGCGGATACATAAAGTCACAGTACACCGTAAATGGTGTTGAGAAGATATCCGCCCAACTCCAGATCGTGAAACGCATCGAATGGAACTACTCCATTGCCAGACTGGTGGTGTTGCAAAATGCGGGGGGTACTGACTCCGCGCAGAACAACTACTTCGACTTCATGTCCAACGGCAATGTGCAAATTCCCGGACGTTTGTATATGGGCGGTCCAGCCGTGAGTTCGTGGTGGAACTCAGCACAGGCCCACTATGCCTCTTATTACGCGGAGACCGCCACGGATTCTCCGGGTAACGGGGCTATAGCTGGCCTTTCCTGGGGGTATCAACATGGCGGTGGGTATAACCTTCGATCGATGTGGGGTAATGTTGGTAACGGGCTGAGTTCCTGGGCTAACACTGCACTAACACAGTTCGGAGATAGTGGGTCCAAGATACGGTACTGGTATTTCACCCCAGCCAACGGGGATTTAGTCACCTCGACAAGTGGTGATGGCGGCTTTGCTGGCAACTACACCTATCAGAAGTCAGCGACCTCTGATGCCACTCTGAAGCACGATATCACCTATGACGACGGCCAGGCATCTTACGAGAACATCAGGAAGCTGAAACCCTGCACGTTCGTGTATAACGGGGATTACTTTGAACGGGCACGCCGGGGGATCATTGCTCAGGATGCTCTACGCGATATTGACCGTGAGTATGTGAAGCTGGTTCCTGCTGCGCCTGAGTTTGACGAGGACGGGAATCGTTGTGATAAAGACGACACGTTAGCCCTGGATAACAATGTCATCATGATGGATACGGCGCTGGCGCTGCATCACGCGATTGCCAAAATCGAGGCGCTGACCACCCAAGTCGTGCAGCTGCAGGTTGAGGTTCAGGCACTGAAGTCGTAACGGCATCAGAATGTTCAGCAGTAATTATCATCAACCGCAATTCGAACTCTCTGAAGAGAGAAAAAAGCCCGCACGGGAGCGGGCACAACTCCCTTAGCTTTGTTATTAATCCTGCGTTCATGACGCAGGTAGTTAACATATCGGCGGCATTAGCCATTACTTTAGGTAGGAAGCATTAGCGCTTCGTTTAAAATCATCTAAATTTAATGAAGGTGAATCCCCCTATGCGGCGGGGCAATCCAGTTCTGTAGGTGTAAATATGCTTGCGGCTCGTATGACTGGTAACGAGTCACCGGGAGGCACCCGGCACCTGTATCAGAGTAAGCTGTTTGTTTGTGCTGGTTTCTTTTGCCTGCTTAATAGGCAGGCTTTTTTTTGCGATGTTGATAAGGAGTCTCGGATGGCGAGTGTTGCTTTGTTAGCCGTTTTGTTTGTGCTTATCGTGTCGGGGCTTATCGGCCTCTTAGGGACGTTATTAAATATTTGGTGCGATAAGGAGCAAGTTTAAATACCGCTTAAAATGATGCCTGGTCCGACCATGACTACCAGAACATTAAGGATTATTAAACTATCCTTTAGCTAACATGATGAGGTGTAGTGGATCAGCTAACAGCTTGGAGGCATCATACCTGCTATGAAATTCATTTGTCCTGTTTGCAGAAGTAATCGGTTCTTTTTCACCTCCTTCAATCCCGAGCAAAATCTGCCACACGGCGCGGTATGTTCCGTATGCGGAACCCGGCTTACTAAGCGCTCCATCCTTCCAACTCCGCGCAGAAGGCGATGGCCTAAACAGGTGGTTTAATCATTTGTGACACGAAGCGGCTTGCGATGATCGATGCAGTCCTTAGGGGTTTACATGACTCATTCCGAAACCAGCCACATATTGGCTTCTTCGAAAACTTCTCCCAGTATGCCCAGCATCGGCTTAACCTCTGTCTCTGAAAAATTTCTATGCACTCGCTTGGTTAATTCGGCAGTACAACCAGATGTTCAGCAGTAATTATCAATAGGCACAGCCTCCTTGCCCTGGCCCTTCCTTAAAACTACTGTATGAATACACAGTAATAATAAATGAGAGGTCACCATGCCCCGTCAATCAGAAATTAACTCGGCTTTCCACGCTGCTATTCAGCTTAACCCCAAGGGCTATCGGTGCTTGCGCACTGAAGACTTTATCCGCGAGTTGGCAAAGGTCCATTGGCATTTCAGCCGAGCCGACGCCAACGAGTGGATACAGCGCTACCAGCCAGATTTCACGGATAAGACAACTGACGGAACCGATAATCACTACTGGATCCTGCGCAACATGGGAATGGTTCACTGA